GCGTGGCGGCAGAAGAAGTCGAAGCAGGCGGATTGGAAATGGACGTGGGAGAGAGGGAGCAAGTTCCACATGGATTGGCCGAGGGAATGTCCGACTGAAAACTCAGTCAAGTAGCTGACAAGCTTGTCCGAGATGGAGCTGTCATCTATGGCCATGGCTAGTTTCGTGAACAGAGCGAGGGGTGAGCGGCAGGCTCCGGAAGGGCCGACGAAGTAGCCGCAGAAGAGGGCGTACTTGTCTATCTCAATCTTGAAGCGAAGGGAGAGGAGAGGCTGAATGGAAGGCCAGGCTTGGTTGAGGGGGGGAATGGAGTCAATGAGGGAGTCGTCGCCGCTGACCATAACGGCTTCTGAAGTGATGTTGTATTGGGTGAAGAGGACGGCGAGGTTGTAATCAGTGTTGTCGTCGTAGGTTCCAGGTTCTCCGGTGAGGCGCATGCAGGTGAGGGGTCCGAACTGAGTGTCAACGTTGGTTTTTAGATGGACATGGAGGTCAATGAGGGCTTGAGGGATTGAGAGGCGGTGCATTTTGAGGCGTTCGAGCACGACGGCCTCTCCATGTTGGGACTGGTCAAAAGCGGTGTAGTCATTGGCGAGGTGAGGTTGATCCGTGAGATGGTCTTGGCACCACTGTGAAAGTTCGAAGGGGGTGTGCCCGGCGTGGACGTAGATGTTGGAGGGGCGGTCCTGATTGTCGAAAATGCGTTGGTATTTTTTGACTGGCCCTAGGAGGAGGATAACGGCGTCGTGCATGAGGGCGAGAGTCTGACAAGCTTTCCAATTCCCGAAGATAGAGTTGTCGTTTGTCTTGTGTTGGGTCTTGGAGAAGATGCGAACAGCTGACCAGCGCCAATCTGGGTCTGAGCGGTTTGCGTTTGCCATGATGACAGATTGGGTCTTTGAAGACAGCTGGCAGAATTCGTTGGCGTTGATGCATTCGATAAAGAGAGCCTCGTCGAAAGGAATTTCTGAGAGCGGGGATCGATGATAGGCTCGGCATAGAGACTGGAAAAGGACAGCCCCGAGAATTTCGTCTTTTGGGGAGATGGAGTAAGGGGCGGGCGAAGGTCGAAAGCGGAGGCGCTTGGGAATGGACGCAGGCAGGAGAGTCGGGTCAGATTTCTCGGAGTGGATGGCGGAGGCGATGGAAAAAGGGAGGGCGGAAATCTCAAAAGGCTGGTTGAGCAAAGGGAACTGGTTGCTGGATTGATCGCGCCAGATGATTTCTTTCACCTGAGGGTCGTGAGCGGGGATGAATTGAGAGGCTAGGACATAGAAGTCTTCGCCGGGGTAGACGGGGGTGTGGGCGGTGGAGGATGGACGGAGATCAGAGCTGAAGGCCGGTGAGGAAACTTGGGTAGAAGGAATGTCATAGTGAAAAGGGCGGCGCGTTTCTGGAAGGAAGTGAGTGGAGATCTGAGGCGAGGCGTCAGAGCCGTCACCGGAGAAGATGCGAGCAGTTTGGAGGACGTCCGAAGTGTGAGAGCTGGGAAGGGAGGCGGTG